AGAGCTCGCATACGTGGGAATGGTTTTGAGTACTACACGGAGTCGCAGGTTTTAGACCTTTATGGAACTATTTGTTATCTTTGTAATACCCAAATAGATTTAACAGCTTCACGGTATCAGGGGCATTCAAAAGGGTGGGAATTAGGCCTGCATATTGACCATGTCATCCCTATAGTTGGTGGCGGTCCAGACACCTTAGAAAACGTCAGGCCCACCCATGCACAATGTAACCTAAAGAAAAACGCTAAACATATAGGAGTTATAATGACAGAAGAAACTTTTGAACCAACACTGGATGCAGACCTCTTTGATGAAGAGATTGACGCTGAAGTTGAAGAAGCTGAAGACTATAATTCAGATGAGGACGAGCTGGAAGAGGACACCGATGAAGAAGACGATAGCGAAGAAGACGACGCCGAATAAAGGCAAAGTTGAAAAAGTAATGTCAGAGTACAAAACTGGCAAACTTCATTCCGGTAAACCTGGTCCTGGTAANGGCGGCGTAGTTACGTCTAAGAAACAAGCCATAGCTATTGCGCTTAATTCAGCAGGCATGTCCAAAAAGAAAAAGAAGTAATGTGGACCATCCATTTAACCTTGGTCAAGAACACTTACCTTTCCCTAATGGCGGAGGTTTAAAACTCATGGCATCTAAAACTCCTGAGTCTCATAAGTTAGAGCTTGAAGCATTAGAAGCAAAACACAAAGTTGAATTTGCAAAGCTTAAAGAAAAACATGCTGCTGCAAATAAGCCAAAACCTATTTCAGTAAAGGCAAAGAAAAATGTCTAAAACTATTAAGGCTGATGGTGAAAAGCACACCATTAAGAAGAACAACAAAGGGCGACATCATTGTTGACCATGCAGGTAACAAAGGTCCTTGGGACAAGATTAACCTCACCAAAAAAGCTGGGGCTAAGANNATTCAACANGGCGTAAAAGCCGTAAAGAAGTATCACAGAACGACAGGTAAATAAATGGCATCTGAAGCATGGCAAAANAANTCTGGTAANAANCCAAANGGTGGGCTCAATGAGAAGGGCCGCAAATCTTATGAACGTGCTAACCCAGGTTCAGATTTAAAACCCCCAGTTAAGAAAGGCAACAACCCTCGTCGTGCATCTTTCCTTGCACGTATGGGTAACATGCCTGGACCAGAACATAAGCCAAATGGTGAACCAACAAGATTGCTCCTATCTTTACAAGCATGGGGCGCTTCTTCAAAAGCTGATGCTAAAAGCAAAGCAGCATCCATGAAGAAAAAAAGCAAGTAATGGCTAAGAAAGCAGACCCGTGCTGGGATGGCTACACTCAAGTAGGCATGAAGATGAAGAACGGCAAGAAAGTTCCAAACTGCGTTCCTTCTAAGGGCGTTGCTAAGTCTAAACCTAAAAAGAAAGTGAGCAAGTAAGATGTGTAAGTCATGTGGATGTGGCTGTTCAAAGCCAAACTGTAAGGGTGCCTGCAAGAAGGGCGCTAAGAAGGAACTCTCTCCTAAGCAGAAGAAGATTGCTGCCGTTGCTGGAGATAAGAACAAGATTGATGGCGCAGATTTTAAGGCGCTCCGTAAGAAGGCAAAGTAATGGCAAAGATGTCCGATAAGGAACAAGATGCTGCAGTTATGAAGAATATGACTCCTGCTCAAATGGTTGAGTTCAAGAAGAAGGATAAGAAACACCGTAAGCCTAAGTCCCAAGAGGATGATGCCAAAATGGATAGAGATATCGCCGAGGACATCAAAAAGGTCAAGGACAATAAGCACAAGTTGCGGTCCAAAAAGAAGTAAGAGATTGCCCCACATTTGTGGGGCTTTTTCTTTATCATTGCAGTATCGGGAGTTCGTGCGAACCCTGTGCAGTCCCAACTGCTTGCGTTTGATAAGGGGATTTATTCATGCTGCTTTCATCTACCCAGATGGTGGTTGAACTGTGAAAGAAATCCATGCTTTTCAAAACGCCATTCATCAAGCAAGTCATGAGACATCACAATTCATGACAGCACACCTACGCTCAGAGGCCCATGCTAGTGGTTGGCCTTCTCACGTTGCTGGCAATATGGGCGTTACATATAGCGATAAAGGCTTTGAAGCCCACACCCATGACGCTCATAAGGAAGAAGCTCATGACCTTGAATACGGCACCACAACTATGCGACCAACAGCTGCAGTACGACGCTTTGCTAACCGCACTGGTGAGGCAGACACTTTCCTTGCTGGACGTATGCACAAGATACTAGGTGAGCTATGACCTTCCTTCTTTCAGAAGACGCTGCTCTTCGTACTCTCCTAAAGGATATGGTTGTTACTGACCAGAAGTCCGTTACAGGAGAAGGACCTCAACGTAAAGTTGGCGTTTGGTTTGGGCAACCTGACCAAGAAATCACAGCGCAAAGCTATCCTTACATCACGATTGATATGATTGACATTGCCGAAGATTTTGCTCGTGCACATCGTGGCCTTGTAAAGCCTGGTTATATGGATGACCCAGCCAATATGGTGGAAGCAACTCAAAGCACTCAAGCTGTTGAGTACGACGGCACTGTTAATGACTGGATGATTCACTATCCAATCCCAGTAAATATTGACTACCAGATTACAACCTACTCTCGTCAACCACGCCATGACCGTGAAATTTTGGCGCAGATGCTATACACAAAGATTCCATTGCGGTTTGCCGTACTGGAGACAGATGACAACACCGTTCGTCGTCTAGATGTTTTAGACATCTCTAAACGAGATGTTACAGAACAAGGCAAGCGTTTATTCGTAAACGCATTTACTGTGCGTGTCTCATCTGAGATTGCGCCAGAAACATACAGCAAAGTTTACAAAGCGTTACAAGTCATCGCTACGGGACCAACTACTCCACAAAGCCAAGTTCTTGGTCGTGGAACGTTTACCCCAATTACGTACAACATAACGGCACCATAAGGAACCTACCTACAACCCTAAGGAGAAACCATGGCTTATAGCCGTCCTGGTGTTTACATTAGTGAACGCCTTCTACCAGCAAGCATTCCCGGTGGAGTGTCAGCTAACGCTGCTGGTGCCGTTGTTGCGCCATTCGCACAAGGCCCAGAAGATGTAACCCTCGTATCATCTTGGTATGAGTTTAATAAGTACTTTGGCGGATACAACGCTCAGTACCCAGCACATTCGGCGTTGGAGCATTCTTCTCCAATGGCGGACGTGAACTTTATGTAAAGCGTGTCCTACATTCAGACGCTGTCAAAGCATCAGTAGACATAGTTACAGTAGGAAGCGCAACAGTTGCAACTGTTACTGCAAAGAATGCAGGAGCAGATGGAAACAACCTTCGTGTTGTTCTTTCAGCTGGTTCAGTTGCTTCTACTTACACTCTTACCGTCTATCGTGAAGCTGGCGTTGCTAACGTCATCTCAGATGACATCCTCTTAGAGCGCTATGAGAACATTGTTTTTGATGATGCTACTTCAAGTGATTTTGCAGAGACAGTTGTAAACACTGTTTCTTCAGCAATCCGTATTAGCGATAGCGCAAGCGGAACTCCTGTAACTAACACGTACCCACTATCAAGTGGAGCTAACGGAACAGCAGTTGTTGCAGCTGATTACACTAACTATCACTCAACTGGTGATTCAGCATTTGCAAGTTTTTCATCTCTTGACCGTCCTCTTGTTGTTTTCCTACCAGAAATCCACAAGACACTTGCAGCTGATATTGATACAGTAATTGATGCAGCATCATCATGGGCTGAAGATAACAACTCATTTGTTGTTGTAGATACAGATGCTGATTTGACTGTTACAGAAGCATTGACTTTTGCTAGCGGTTTGACGTCTTCAAGTGCTGCTGCTGTTTACTACCCAAATCTTTGGGTTGCTGACCCAATTGGTCGTGGTTCAGGTTCACTTCGTAAGATTGGTCCAGCAGGTTCTGTTGCCGGTCTTTATCTAGCAACTGATGCTAGCCGTGGAGTCTTCAAGGCACCAGCTGGTATTACAACCACTGTTCAAGGTGTTGTTGCTGTAGAGAAGTCCTTCACTTCAACAGAGCTTGATTCCCTTAACTCATCTACTGCTCCAGTAAATGCACTTCGCCAAATCCCTGGTGCAGGCCTTTCTGTTATGGGTGCTCGCACACTCAAGCAAGATGGAACAGCAAACAAGTATGTGAACATGCGTCGTTCTTTGAACTACATCCGTAAGAACCTTAAAAACCTTACAGAGTTTGCAGTGTTTGAAAATAATGATGAGCGCCTATGGGCTCGCATCAATACCTCCCTTACAGTATTCCTTAACGAATACCGCAATCAGGGTGGGCTTCGTGGAGCTAACAACACACAAGCGTTCTTCATCAAGTGTGATGCAGAAAACAACACAGCCCAAGCAATCGCTAATGGCGAAGTTCACATCCAGGTCGGTGTGGCACTGCAGTACCCTGCAGAATTCGTCGTCATTGACCTCAGCCAAAAGACCCTGGTCTAAGACCGAAGGAGATAGAAAACAATGGCAACAATTAATAACCGTTCAACACTGTTGACCGACCCATTACGTAACTTTAGATTTTTAGTTACGTTTCAACCTCAAGACAGCAATAACACTGCTCTTAAGGGTCTCAACAATGTAACACTTGGATTCACTTCGGTATCAGGATTGGCTGTTACAACAGACTCTATCCCTTACCGTGAAGGTGGATACAA